CCTTCTTGCCCGCCAAATCCGACCCTTCTTCTCCAGCCCTCACCATATCCGCAACCCGGTAAATGAAAGAATCAATCTGCGGAGCGCAGGCGCTGTAATCCCCGTCGCGCTCATAAACCGCATGAAACCCCAATTCTTCCTGATAGACGGGACCGGACAGCAAAGCATTCGTCACAGCCTGCCTGTCATTCTTTGACTTAGGACGGGAAGCCGTCTGCTCGACTACCTCCGTAAGCCTGTTGTCGTCCTGGCGCCGCAGGGAACGCATCATCTCATCCTGTTCGGCGGCGGAAAAATACCCGTCCAGCTCCCCGCGGTTAATCATCTCGGCGGCAAGATCCGGGTTAGTCGCGGCCAGGTTCTTAAAATGATGGAGGGCAGACGTCTTATCCACCTTCAACCTCATTTCATCCCCACGGGCGCGCGTAATCTGTCCCGCCTCAACGGCCCGGTCAATCACACGGTGAACGCCGGGCCAATCCTCCTGCTCTACCGCCAAATCGTAATTATCCTGAAACGCCTGCTTCCGGTTCTTAGCCTCCGCGTCCAGCGTCATCAGCTCCACCCTGGAAGCCAGGGCGTCATTAGCCTGCATCAAATCACCTTCATCCCGCATGGCATTCTTCTCCAGCCAGAACGGGCGGGGAATACTGTTATTCTTCTCCTGCCACTTGATAATAAACGCATTTACTTCGTCCTCCCTCCGGTTCCCTTCGGAATCGTAAAAACTCCCTTCGGATCCCCAAGGAAGCCGGAGCCTGCTCTCAAACTCCTTCCGCATCTGCTGATCATGAACCCTGCGCTGATGCTCTGCCTGCTGGCTCGCCCCAAAATCCTTCAACTCCGCGTACTGCTCGCCAGCTCCCAAACCTGCCTGAACCGCGGCATCCAGCATCCCGCCCATCGGCTGAACGTGGGGAGTAAAACCGGGCCCCTGCATCTGCTGCTGGGGAGCCTGGGGCGTAGCCCCCTGGTACAATGGCAACTCTCTCGACATAACTCTAACAATCTTTCGTTAAACCTGTTCCGAAATCCTCATGACGGCAGAAATCCGCCACCGCCCGCTCCCTGGTACCGTACCCGTCTCCACGTCCGGCCATGCCGCGCCCCCAGCGCACCCGCTCGCACCATCCCAGGCTCAACAACACCCTGCGCAGCGCCGGAAGATGACTGCACTGAAACACCACATACAGGCAGCCCGCATCATCCGCGCACGGAACCCCGGCCAGGAAACAATCGGGAGCCGCGTGAACCACGCCGCCATGCTCCAGGCAAAACCTCACCGTGGCGGAAAAACTACCCGCCTCCCTACCTTCCAGAAAATCAAAAGCCTGTGTCACCCTATTCTTCATCAATCGCTACCCCCTCCTATACACTGCCGTTACCTTAAAACGCCACGTCCGGCGGAACGCCGGGTAGTGCGGCCTGAACCGGAACGTTGTATTCACATTGCTGACGGAACACGCAAGAAAACCGTCCCCATTCACCAGGGCATTACTGGCCGTATAAACGCTTCCGTCCGCCAGCCTGACGCCCGCCTGCGCCGGAGCCTCGCAAGTCACCGTATCCCGGTTATGACCATTCTTATGGACGGCCCCCGCAACATGCACGGCGCCGGAGGGAACCCCCCTCAACGTAAAATCAGCATGGGAACTCACCCTCTTCCGCCACTTATCCAGCTGCGCCCACAACCGCGTTCCCGGCAGCCAGGGAAGGGACCATTCACCGGAACCGCTGGAACCGGAATCCGCCGTCACCGCAAACTGGGCATCATGCCTGTCGGGAACCACGGCCTCCACCGTCACCATATCCCCGGCCCTCACATCCTGGAACAAGGGTCCTTCGTCACCAAAGCGGAAAGCCCCCATGCCGTACTCCGCCCGGTTCCAGGTTCCGTACACGGAATTGACCAGATAGGACCTCCCCCCGGCCGTCAGCTTCATATACCGGTTCCGGGAAGAAAAATTCTCCACGGCGTTCAGAGCATGCAGCCAATAGGCTTCATCCTCCGTCCCCGGAAAAAAAGACATATCCACCGCCAGGGACGCCGCCCGGTCGTCATTGGACGGCCAAATCTGGCGGCCTCCGTACATCACGCGCTTGACCGGCGTTTCCCCGATCCTGATGCCGTAAACGTAAAGCCTCTTCCTGTTGCCATGCGTCACCCTCATCACTAAACAATGTAATACTTAATCTTCGGGTTATGTTCCGCCATGCCGTTATACTCCTCCTCCGTCACCACCATATCCCCCTCCCACTGATCCGTCTTGTGGATCGCGTCTTCGTCCAGGGCCTTCAATTCGGACTTCGTCGCAAACGTGGAATCCGCGTAAGCCCTCGTTACATACTGCTTCAACGCGGCATCCGCTTCCGCCTTCGTATAGACTTGGGACTTATTATAATAATGTTCATTCAAATACTCCAAAACCATGGCCGCGCCGGGAACCGCGTTCCCGCGTTCGTCCGTCATGGAAGAAGCCAGATAAACCCCGGCCATTAAACCCGCCGTGGCGCTCTCCAGCTCCAGCCCGCGTTCCTGGCTCTGCGCAAACTGGCCGGACGTCGCCAACCCCAAATAATAGGCGTCTCCAAACCACTGCGGCGTCTTGCTCATCTGGCTGTCCAGCCAATCCATGTGTTTGCTGCCCCATGCCGACGGGCTCATGTGCTGCAACGCTCCGCCATACACCAGATTATTAGCCAGCTTGTGATCCTCCGTAGCTCCAACCCCCTGCTGGTACGGAATCGGATTGCTCTGCCCGAACTGGCTGCCCAGCTTGACGACGCCCGCGCTATTCAGCCCGGCCCAATTAACCCCTGCCGTGCCGTCGCTGTTAATGCCGATGCACCACGTGCCGGGTACACTGCTGGTCGAAGGCTTCATTGCCCCATAGCGGCCATAAGCCGCAGCCTGGGCCACCATGCGCCCCTCCGCGTCAAACCCTACGGCCCCGCCATCTGCCAGCACATCCGCCGTCGCGGGCCTCACCGTGCCCGGCGTCGTGTAATCCGCACGGGGCACGCTCATCTGGCCGGAAGCGTCATTGCCCACCGGCGCCCCGTTCTGAACGGTCATATCCGTACCCAGCCGCACCAGGCCGTAAATCTCCGCCGTCGCAATATCATTGGCTTCGCCCACACATACCCAGCTCCCGGAACCGTCGTCAGACTCAAGCCAGGCGTAAACGTCAAAATGGCGATTCTCTTCATCATCATACCAGGGGCAATAATAATAAAACCCTCCGTTGCAGGTCTCCCCGCTCCGGGGAATATGGTCTTTGTCGGGGACAATAATCCGGCGCACCCTGGCCCCGTCAACACCGTCCTTTCCGGCGGCGGCAAGCCCCGTGTCCTCATACTCGCCCGTCAGCACGTTCCAGGTGCACCAATGGCCCGCGGCATTCACATACGGGCTGTGGCCGTCCTTTCCGGCAGCGGAAACCTCCGTATCGTCCCACTCCTGCGTCTCCACATTCCAGATCATCCATGTCCCGACAGCGGAAAGCCTGGGACTCTTGCCCGGATCTCCCGTCACCTGGTAGCCGGTATTGCTCCCGCAAATCCACCACGTGTTGGTTTCCGGGTTCGGCACGATAGCGGAAGTAATGTGCCCTTCCACCTCCGCCAGTTTGGCGTCCAGCGCGTTCAGCTTGCCCAGGGCATCCTGGGCCTGCTTCACGGCATCCTTCGCATCGTTCCTGACCTGCGCCATTTCCTTGAGGACGTCCGCGGCCTCTCCGGCAAAATTTTCCGCATCCTGGGCCGCCTTCTGGGCAACGGAACATCCTTTCCACCTCAATTCCAGCGGGGAAATCACCTCCTCCGGCAGCCGTGCGAGAAGCGTTCTCTGCGTGGCCTGTTTGGCGGAAGCCGCCAGGGAAGCCGCATGTTCCGCCGAAACCGCCGTCAGCGTTCCGTACAGCACCCGCTGCACGTCTCCTTCGGTATCTGTTGCGTAGAATTCATACTCGTACTCGTCAGCCCGCAGCTCTGGAACCGTCAAATACAAGAAACCCGTTTCCGCCCCATGCTCCACAGGCAAAGACAACACGTCTCCCGTCATCCGTTCCGTAGCCCGGCATGTAAAAGCGGCACCACTTAAATCGACTCCTTCCGTGGTCCCAGCCCGGCAAAACTGAATTGCCACGATCTCGCGGAGGTCGGAACACACCGTGAAATCAAACCGTGTCCCCGTAAAATCAAACATGCAGCCACCTTAGCCTGTACCGGAGGCGGCAGCCTATATATAATTCCCTACATGGTCAGCCCAGCAGGCAAGATTCTCCTATTACTGATTCACGACTGGACATCTTACTGAACACCAGAGTTCACAAATTATTGATATTCTGTAATAGTAATCCCACTCTCTCCGCCAAACTTCTTTAATGCCGGGCACAAGCCATGCCCGTTTTCGCGGAACAGAAAAAGGCGGGCGAATACGACGACCGCCCCGGCATTCCCGGAACGGCCCTAAGTGTCTTATCGATCCTTCCTCCCTCCTAAGACTCTCCATCCAGTTCCCGGCGGATGTATTCCGCCGTGGGAGAGTCTTTTTTGGCTATCTGTTCCGGCGTGCCTTCCGCCACGATGGTTCCTCCGGCATCGCCGGGGCCGGGGCCCATGTCAATGACGTAGTCCGCTTCCGCCATGATTTCCGTGTTATGTTCAATGACGATGACGGTGTTTCCCTGGTCCGCCAAACGGTGCAGCACGTCAATGAGCAGCCGTACGTCCCGCGGATGCAGGCCGATGGAGGGTTCTTCAATCAGGTACAGGTCTCCGGGCAGTTCCCTGCCTTTCATCAGGGCGTTCCGGCTGACGCGCCGGCCCTTGATGAGTTCCGTCACCAGCTTGAGCCGCTGGGCCTCCCCGCCGGAAAGCGTGTTGGAGGCCTGCCCCAGCGTCAGATAGCCCAGGCCGGTTTCCGACAGCAGTTTGAGGGGATCCGAGATGCGGGGCTGGCTTTCAAAAAATTCCGCCGCTTCCGCAAAGTCCATCTGAAGCACGTCCGCAATGGTCTTCCCCTTGTACCTTACGGTCAGGGTTGCGGCGTTGTAGCGTTTACCCCGGCAGGTCTCGCACGGCACATAGCAGGGGGGCAGGAAGTCCATTTCCAGCTTTTGCATGCCCGTACCCTTGCAGGATTCACAGTTGCCCTGCCCCGTATTGAAGGAGAAGCGGCCGCGGTCAAAGCCCAGTCTGCGGGCGTCTGCCGTCTGCGCGAACAGGGTCCGGATGTCGTCCAGGAAACCCACATAGGTGGCCGGGGTGGAACGGGGCGTTTTGCCGATGGGGCTCTGGTCCACGCCGTACACCATGCGGATGGAGTCAAAGCCGGAAGAGGTTTTCCATAATTTTCTCTGGTCCCTCGTGAGCTTGTCGCCGATGGCCTGGCGCGCAGCCAGACGGATGGTTCCCGTCATCAGGGAGGTTTTCCCCGCACCGGATACGCCGGTAAGCACCGTCAGCCGTCCCTTGGGAATGGCCGCGTTCACGTCCTTCAGGTTGTGCAGGCGGCAGCCCTCCACGCGCAGCCACGCGGATTCATCCTTTTTGGAAGGAATCCTGCGCCTTTTCCCGCGGTAGGGGTGCCTGGGCTTATGGTGCAGGGCCGCGCCCGTGACAGAGTCCGGCATGGCGGCCAGTTCCTCAAAGGTGCCCTGGGCCATGATTCTGCCGCCGTGGATGCCGGCTCCCGGCCCCATGTCCACAATATGGTCCGCGCGCCTCATGGTATCTTCATCATGTTCCACCACCAGCAGGGTGTTGCCCCGGCGTTTGAGTTCATCCAGCGTGCCCAGCAGCAATTCGTTGTCCCGCGGATGCAGGCCGATGGTCGGTTCATCCAGCACGTACAGCACGCCGCGGAGGTGGGAGCCCAGCTGGGAAGCCAGGCGGATGCGCTGGGTTTCCCCGCCGGAGAGCGTCGTGGCGCTCCGGTCCAGGGAAAGGTAGCCCAGCCCCACCCGCTGGAGAAAGTCGAGGCGCTGCGTGATTTCCGCCACGACGTCACGGGCAATGAGAGCTTCCTCCCGTTCAAATCGCCACCCTTTGACCAGTTCCGCGGCGGCCACGGCAGGCAGGGAGGCAATGTCACCGGGAGTCACGCCCTGAAGCCGCACGGAGCGGGCAAATTCATTCAACCGCACGCCCCGGCAGGCAGGGCAGGTTGTTATTCCCTTGTCATCGTCCGCCTGCCGCGCCAGTTCCTTGTCATATTTCAATTCGGCTTCCAGCAGGGATTGCGCCTGGTCTTCCTTTACTTTCCCCTTGCCGACGATTCCATTCCCGCGGCATACGGGGCACCACC